CCTCAAGAGCATTGGGGTTTTTTAAACGTACAAGGTAAATCTGTCTTAGACCTTGGTTGTGGTATTAACTCAGAGTTTACTCCAACCCCTTGGTATTTTTTACAGGATATGAAAGCCAAACACGTGGTAGGTATTGATAGCAATCCACAATCATATGACTGGTTCATCAATAACTTCAAGGTAAAGAACTTCTTACCAATTATGGATATGGTAGATAGGATTGAGAAGTTTGAATTATATTTAGGTTATTATAAACCTGAGATAGTGAAGATGGATATTGAGGGTAGTGAAATACTCATCAACGCATTAGATGTGTCTTATTTGGAATCTGTGCAACAAATAGGAATAGAATATCATAACCTATCCTGTTTAATATCTTGTGAACATAAATTAAAAGAAGCTGGTTTCAAGTTGGAGTATTATAAGTTTGAACATTTGGATATTGATTATCAAGGTGTTCTATACGGATATAAACCATTTGAACCTTTAAAATTAAATAAGATTTAAGATGGGATGTGGATGCAAGAAAAAAGAACCAGTGATATTAAATTCAAAACCAATAATAGAAGAATTTAATACAGAGGTAATAGATGGGAATATCTTAGTACCAACTCAATTAACTGGTATGACATATGATTGGTATAATAATATTGATGAGATAGAACCAATAAAACCAAAAGAAGATGAATAGAAGACAAAAAAGATATTACGAACGTAAACAAGATAAGATAGTAACAAAGAAAAGAGATGAGATAATTAAATTCTTGGAAAAGAAGTTCCCAACAGATGAAGATAAGATAGCATATATCAAGAAACTACAAGATGAATTAAAAGAAATGGAAAGTAATAAAGAAGAGAATGTTTCATTCGTTAATGTAGTTCAACCCACAAGTCTTGATGATTTAATCTTATAGTTTAAAAAAATTAATATTTAATAGTATGGCAGTAAGTAAAACAAAAGTAGAAACAAAAGAAATAAACGGTGTGTCCAACGAGGATATATTATTTACCCTTGAAGCATTAAGAGTTTCAGGTATGAGTGATGAGGTTAAAGAAAAGGTAAATCATATATATAGAACTATCTTCAACGAAGAAATTAAACATAGTTGTTGTAAGAATAGAGCATACAATAGAATGGACCACTATGTAAGAAATGTATTAAAATTATTATAATGGCTAAGGAAACTAAAGTAAACGAATTGGAGTACGAGGAAAGAATGAATCGTGCATTTGAGATGATGTTATATGAGAAAAAATCATATGATGAATTTAAGACACAATTCTCAAAAGAAATGAACATATCTGTTAGGATGGCAGAAAACTATTGGAAGGACGTTAGGACCCGTTTAAAGGAACGATACGCACAGAACCAAGAGGAAATACTATCCGAACAATTAAATCGTCTGTATGACCTTTTAAATCGTTGTAGACTATCAGGTAACAGAAGGGTTGAGTCAGAAGTTCTTAGGGACATAACAAAGATATTAGGAATGGAAGCACCAAAGAAAGTTGACCTAACTTCAAATGGTGAAACAATTTCAATTAATATTAATATAACAGATTAAAAAAATTTACTAATAATGTTAGTAATGTTTCGTTTTTGACTATCATATGAGTAGAAAATTAAATATAACACCCAATCAAAAGTTTAATAAACTTACATACTTGGAGGAAGATGAACCAAGATATAATGGATTTAATAAATTAAGGATGGGAGTATTTGAATGTGAGTGTGGTAAAGTTAAAACAATTATGATTGGTAACGTGATACATAACAAAACAAAATCCTGTGGATGTTTATACTCACAACCAAAGAAGAGTGGACCAAAGAATAGACCAACAGGATTAATATATAAAAAATGGAAATAAACATAGACCTAACAAAGAAACAAGGTCAAGCGTGGAAACTCTTGATGGATGATAAAACGAATATTGTTTTATACGGAGGTTCAGCTGGTGCAGGAAAGAGTTGGTTAGGTTGTCTATGGGTTACAACACTTTGTTTAAAGTATAACGGTATTAGATGTTTAATTGGTAGAACAGTATTACAACAATTAAAACTAACAACCCTTAATACTTTGTTTGAGGTTCTACAACAGATGGGATTAAAGTCAGGGGAACATTATGTCTACAATGGACAATCCAATGTAATAACATTCAACAATAAGTCTGAGATTATATTAAAGGACCTACAATTCCAACCATCAGACCCCAACTTTGATTCATTGGGAGGTATTGAAATTACAGCTTGTTTCATTGATGAAGCAGCACAGATTAGTTACTTAGCATACAACATACTTAAATCACGTATAAGATTTAAACTAACGGAATATAATCTACAACCAAAGATGTTAATGACTTGTAACCCTGGTCAAGTATGGTTGAAGAAAGAGTTTTACATTCCGTATATACAAGAAACATTAGACCCAACCAAAGCATTCGTACCAGCATTACCAATGGACAACCCACACTTACCAGCATCTTACATTGAGATGTTAAAGTCATTACCTCCATCACAAAGACGTAGACTATTGGAAGGTGATTGGAACTATATGGAAGAAGATGATAGTCTATTTAACTTTGACCAAATATCATCATCAGTATTTAAAAATGTTCCACAAGGAACAGACAAGAAGTATTTGTCAGTGGACGTAGCAAGGTTCGGTGGTGACAGGTCCGTAGTAGTGGTTTGGAGTGGACTGGTTGCATTAGAAGTTAAAGTCTATACCAAACTATCAACCACAGAATTATCTACCGAAATAACGGATATAATGAGGATGTACGGAATCCATCCTACGAATGTCATCGTGGATAGTGATGGCGTTGGTGGAGGTGTGGCGGATCAAATTAGGGGGTCAAACTTTGTGAACAACTCAAGACCATTACACGAACAGAACTTCATCAACTTAAAGTCCCAATGTTATGTTAAACTATCTGAACTATTTAAAGAAGGAAAGATTAGTATTAATGTAATGGAACCTTCAATTGTTGATGAACTAACACAAGAACTATTAGCGGTTAAGCTAAAAGACATAGATAAAGATAATAAGGTTGCAGTAATGTCCAAAGATGAGATGAAGAAGATACTCGGTAAATCACCCGATTTATCTGACGCATTTATGATGAGGATGTACTTTGAGGTTAAGAACCTTAAAACAACAGGGAAATACAGTATTTCCTTCATTTAAAATATAGAATATGAATAAAATTACATTTAAACTAAACGGAACTGAATATACACTACCAAGTATTTTATCTATTGGTAATTACGCAAAGATATTTAAGGTCAATGGATTATTTGAAGATGATTATTTTGCGGTAAAATTAATTAATATTATGACGGGTGCTGATATGAAAGCGTTGGATGAAGCACCACGAGATGAGATTCAATATCTTACCAATGAATTAATTAAACTAATACCAGTTGAAAAACCAACATTTACAGATAGATTTACATTGGATGGTGTTGAGTATGGATTTATTCCTGAATGGAAGAAGATGAGTTTTGGTGAGTTTGCTGACTTAGACACATTAATGACCAAAAAACAGGATGAGATATTAGATTATTACCATATAATCACAGCAATATTGTATAGACCAATTATAAAATCCAAATCAAAACATAACTTTCAGATAGAAAAGTACAATCAAGATACCTTGTATGAAAGAGCTGAAGTATTTAAAGAGAAATTAGATATTGAGGTGGCTTTAGGGGCACAGTTTTTTTTTATCAAATTCGCAGAGAACTACTTAAACTATACCCCAACATCTTTGATACAGAAGATCAAGATGGAATGGAACGGAATAAAATTCGCTTGGAGGAACAGGAAGAAACTATGGACCTTACTTTTGAAAAAAGATTTGGATGGTTTGCAATTCTCAATAGAGTTGCAAATGATGATATTGGAAGACACGATGAGATTATCTCAAAAGGAGTTATCGAAATACTCAACCAACTCAGCTACCTCATCGAAAAAGACAAAGAAATGGTTAAACAACAAAAAAGAGCCGCAGGTCATCTAATTTGATGATACGTTATTACAAATTTTATATTTAATATTAATGGTCAACTA